TGAAAACGTCGACCCCGTCACCCACAGGACCAGTCCGACCATGCGGGCATCAGCCGACCCGGTCACCTCGATCCGAGCCCCGGGCAAGACCCGCGTGCCCCCCGGCAGCGGGGCGGCCCACGGCAGAGACACCTCGTACTCGCGCAGGAAGACCTCACGCTCGCCGGCCTCGGCCTCCTGGCCGGTGCTCGCGGCGATGGCCTTCACGCGGGCCTTGCCGGAGTACAGCGTGGTCTGGGCGCCCGGCGTCGTGGCGCCCGTCAATCGGTCGAAGCCGTCCGGCGCCTGGCTGTACAGCCGCACCGTGTCCCGCATCCGGGCCTCGGCTGCAGCCCGGCCGGCAGCCAGGAGTGTGTCGATACTCATCGCAGGCCCATCACTCCGACGCGGCGCCGGAAGTCGCCGAGCAGCGCCTTGTGCGACTCGGACAGGCTGCCAGCCCCGAGCGTCTCTGCAGCGAACGTGCGACTGTAGTCGTCGATCGTCTCCTGCCGGAGCATCGACGGGTTCGCCAGTGTCGCCGACGCCAAGTCCAGGCAGACGGCGCGCACTTCGTCCGGGATCTCCTCCCAGCCGTGCGTGTACGTCACCTGCACCAGACCGGGGTCCGGGTAGGTCGTCGTGCCCGGCAGTCGGTGCCAGCCGCCCGTGCGGAGCAGCCGGTCCACCGACAGCACCCAGTCGTTCAAAATCAGGCTGTTGACCTTCACCTCGGACACGGAGACGACCGGCCGCTGCGGTAGTACCAGCTCATTGCAGTCGATGACGCGCAGTGTCACTGCATCGTCGACGACTCGGCTGATGGTCTGCCGCGTCCACCTGCGGATCACGGCCGACGCAGACGCCAGTGCCAAATCCGCCGCCGCAGCGTCGACCGACGCCTGCGTGGCTGCAGCCAGTTCGGCCGCCGTAGCGAACGGGGGAAGAGCCACGGCGGCCTCCCCTCGTCAGCGCTGGCGCGCGTCGTCGGCGAGCTTCTGCTGGACCTCGCGGGCGTGGTCCGCATCCGTCTCCGGGGTGGGCTTGCCCGCCAGGACGCCGGCCACGGTGTAGTGCGAGTCGGGCGTGGGGTCGACCTCGACACCGAGGTAGCCCTTCTCCTCGGCCTTGTCGACGGCCTTCTGGACTTCCTTCTGTGCCGCGTCCTGCGGCGGCTGGGAGGTCTTGCGCTCTGCCATGGGTCTGCTCCTCAGTTCCGGGTGACGGTGACGCGGACGAGTCCGCCCGGGTCGGTCTGTCCGGTGCCGATGTGCAGGGACCGCCACAGCAGGGTGTCCCCGGCGGCCAGGACCAGGTTGGCGGCGGTTCCGGACAGGGTGATCGCACGCTCGTCGTTCGCGACGGCGTTGACGCCGGAGTCGAACTGGAGGGTGGCCACCGACGTGGTGCCCGATCCGGCCGCGCCCTTGTTGAAAAGGGTGACCGAGCGGGTGTTGGTGTTGGCGCCGGTGATCGCGGCCTCCGGGACGTACTGCACGGCCGTGACCGTGCAGTCGAAGGGAGCCTGAGCGATGACCGTGTCGTCGTCGTTGCCAGCGGTCGAGACGGCCGGTACGTCCGCCTCGATGGTCCGCTGCAGGGGTGCGGTGTCTGCCATGAGATGTCTCCTGGTCCGTTACGGCAGGTCGATGCGGGCCACCGGGTAGCGGCTGGCCTCGGTCGGCTGGTCGTTGTTGATGGTGTTCGAGACCTGCCAGCCCACGCGGAAGGTGAGGCGGATGGCGGTCATGTCCTGCTGGGCCAGGTTGTAGACGATGGCGCCGGTGTTGTCCTGGATGACCGCCTGGTCGAGGATCTTCATCGTGATGTCCTGGCGGACGCCGATGACGAACTGCGACCAGTCACCCATGAACAGGGTCGGCGAGCCGGTGGTCGAGCCGAACAGGCCGCGCATCGGGTAGACGACCGGGAGGCCGTCGATCGACATCAGGTTCCCGGCGACCCGGGACTCGTCCAGCTTGCGGCCCTGCGAGTCGCGGGACTTGCGGAGCTTCGACTTCACCGACGTGGCGCCGACGAAGCCGGACACCTCGTATCCGTCGGCCTCGACGAGGCTGTAGCCGTTGTCGATGTCGCCGAAGAAGGCACCCGCCGTGGCGGCGGAGTTCGCGGTGACGTTGTTGCCGGCGGCGGTCGCCGAGGAGGCGATGTTCGTCGGCCACGACGACGGGGCGTTCGTACCGAAGAACGTCGCAGCGTCGAGAGTGCGGCCCATCGCCTCCGTCATCAGGGGCATCGCCTCGTCCCAGATGTTGGCGTCCACGTCGGCCAGGACGTTGTCCGGGACCGGCATGATGACGGCGATCTCCTCGATGTTGAGGAACTTGTTCGCCCAGTTGACCTCGGTCGTCTGCTTCAGACCGGTGTCACCACCGACGAAGTACGCCGTCGGCAGCGCCGACAGGACCGGGAACCGGACCTGCGCGCGCCCCACCGGCACGCGGCGGAACAGGCTCAGCACGGCAGACTGCTCCAGTGCCTTGCCGAGCATCTCGTTGGAGACCTCTTCAGGGATGAGCGCCTGAGCGTCCGTCCGCGAGGTCAGGTTGGTAAAGGCCATGGTCCGGCCCTCTCATTTCTCTAGTGCCGGCCGGACCTCGCCGTGCCGGGGATGGATCAGCCGAGACCGGCCTTCTGGCGGATCAGGGCGTTCATGTCGGTCGGCGCACCCGCTGTCGTGCGCGCTCCGCCGTCGAAGGACGGGGCGGCGGGCTGCTCCTTGCCGAGGTGCGGCTTGCGCTTCAGCAGGTCGGCGAGGGCCTTCTCGATACCCTTGCTGTCGATGTCGCCGTCGTCGTCGACGAAGTCGCCCAGGTCCAGGAAGGCGGCAGCATCCGACGGGTCAGCGAACGTCGACGCGGCGAGGGCCCGGACTTCGGCCTTGGCGGCACGTTCCACCATTGCGGTGGCCCGCTGCTCGGCCGCGGTGGCCCGCTCACTCGCCTTCTGGACCTCGGACTTGTCCCGGTCCTCGATCTGCTGCAGTCGCGCGGCCTGCGTCCGGCTTGCCTTCTCGGCATCCTTGGCGCGCTGCTTCCACTCAGCGAGAGCCTTCTCTCCGGCGGGGCCGAGTGGCGCGTCACCGACGGGGTCTGTCTGCGCGCCAGACTCGGCGGACTGTCCGCCTTCGGGCATGACGGGTTCGGTTGCGGTTTCGGACATGCGGTACTCCCATTGCGGGATAGGACCGCGCGTTGCGCGCGGTCAGGTCAGGTAGCCGAAGCGGCGCAGCATGGCGATCGCTTCGTCGCGGTTCTCGGCGAGCTCGAAGATCTGCTCGGGCATGAGCCGCGGCGTCGTCAGCCGGTACTGGCGGCCGATGTTGGCGGGCACCCGGCCGCGGGCGATGTCCCGGGCTCGCTCCTGCCGGTAGAAAAAGCCGCGCGTCGTCGTGCCCTCGCGGGTCGCCCTCAGCGTCCGGCCATACGCGGTCGCGGTGTACATGCCGCGGCGGGCATTGACGATCTGCCCCATATCCGCGCCCTCGCGGATCGCGCGAGCACCGGCCGCCGTGAAAACGCGGTCCTGCTCGGCGCGGGACAAGCCGCGGAAGTAGGCGTTCGGATCGATGAAGCCACCACGGTCGTGGTGCTGATTGCGGGCGATCAGCGTGGTCGGCAGGTGAACGCAGTCGCAGCGCGGGTGCCGCTGAAAACCCTTGTTCCAGCCGTACTCCTTGCCCGCCAGGATGATGCACCGGGAACAGGCCGGTGGCTGCACCACCCGGACATAGCCCTGGATCGTGCGCTTGCCGACCATGGAGGACCCGACAGCACCCCGGCCTGCCTGAGCGACCTCCGACGTCGACAGCATCAGGGCCCTCTGCAGCCCGCGCATCATGGCGTCATCAGCAGCGAGACCCTGCCCGATGCCCTGCTTCGTCGTGATCACCGACAGGTACATCAGCGAATCGAGCGCCCGTCCGTCCGCCGCGAGGCCCGAAAAAGCCGACGGCCGCACACGCCCGGCACGCTCCGGGTCCCCGCCCTCGGCATCGGCGACTTCGTCGACGTACTCGTCGGCGAGGCTGGCGGACGCCCACTGCCCAGCAGCAACGGCCGCCGCCATGCGGCGCCCGATCCCAGAATTCCAGGAACCCGTCAGGTCGCCGACGTCCAGCAGGCGCCACAGCTCCTGTACCTGGTTGGCGGCCTTCCGGGTGTGGCGCTGTTGGCGGCGATAGTGGCGGAGCGCGATCTGACGCGCTGTCGCAGCCACGGCCTATCCCGACGGCACGGCAGGATCGACTTGGGCCGGTGCTGTCGGCTTCGGCCCGTACTCCGCCGCCAGGTCGCCGCTCAGCGCCCGGTCAAGGGCGTCCTGGCCAAGCCGTTGCCATCGCTCGATTTCCTGCGGCGTCGCTCCCCAGCGTTCCCACAGCACCTCGCGCGGCACCCCGAGAGTCGACATCTTGACCAGTGCGTCGACGAGTTCTCCCTCGGTGCGCCACTCCGGGCTCTTCCATACGATGCGGGCCTGCGACGAGGCGAAGCCTGCGAGGCGCATCGTCCGCTCCAGGCCCTCCTCCAGGAACCGGCGCCGCTGGTAAATCTTGTGGATCAGGCCCGCCTCGGCCGCCTTCAGGGCCTCCGCCGACAGGTTGATCATGCTGCCGAGCAGGTAATGCGGCGGAGTCGACGTGATCGCGGCAATGTCGTGGACATCCGCCTCTTTGGCCTTCAGATAGCCCGTGAGATCGGCAGCTGCAAACTGGCCGAACTTGGCCGTCGCCTCCTCGGCGATGAGGATCTTGTTGACCGCGACGTCGAACGGTTCAACCTCTTGGCCGTTGTCGTCCAACGGGAT